CATTAAATAATTAATCGTACATTGCAGTATCAAAGTAGTTTTCTTTCCTTTAAACTCTTTCATACTTAATTGTTTTAAAGCCCTTAGATTCATAACTAAGGGCTTTTTGTATATTTGACATATGGATTTAACAACAGAAGTACTTAACGAATATCTAGATAAGAACAATCTAAGCAAGGATTTCACAATACAAAAGATGGGCAAGGACTTAAACAAGTCAAGAACACTATTCTTTTTAGAGGTGAAAAACCTAACAGGACACAACCCTAGCCAAATGGTAATGCACTACAGATTAGAAAAGGCTAAACCAATGCTTCACACAGCCAAACACATTTCAGAGGTAGCTTATAAAGTTGGATTCGACAGTACAGCTTATTTCAGTAAGTGTTTCAAACAGACTTTTAAGATGTCACCAAGTCAGTACATCAACTCAGAAAGAACATAAGTTATAATATTTACGTATCTTTAACATAAATAAACAGTTATGGAACAAGACGATAAGCTCGACAAAAAAGAGTACTACTTGAAAGAGATAATGATCAGTAACAAAAGAATAGCTAACAATATGTCTTTCTTTGCGTGGATCGTAATTATAAGCTTTTCAGTAACAGTTCTAGGTGGGTTATACTGGATGAGCGCAAATCTATAAAAGACATGAAAAAAGCAGTAATAGCATTTGCAACAGTAGCACAGACAATACTAAGATACTTTACTATTGTAATCGACAGGCTAGTAATGGCTCCATTTATAGGAGTGCCACTTCCAGAGATTAACCACTCCAAACAAGTACCAGTAGTTGACGAATTCACAACAAACGAAGAGATAGAAGAAATCGTTGATTTAGAAGACAGCTTAACAATAAAATACTTCAAAGAGTACTTACCTAAAGCCAGAAGAAGAACATTAAGAACAATTGCAATATCGACAACTATATACATATTCACCCTAGTATCATGGACAACAGTATTTCTAACACTAGGAACAGGAGCAGTAGCATTTTCAGTAACACTACTAATCCAGTATTTAATCAAGAGAGCTAAAAACAAATCTAATGAACGAAACAACGACAATAACCTTTCCTGATTTATTAGCTATACTATGCAACGGAGTACATGAAGCACAAGACTTAGCAATTGAATTCGGATGGACAAACGACAATGATATGTATTTATTAATGCCTATATACAGACTCAATTAAACAATTATGGAGCAATCGACACCAAAAGAAGCTCTTCTAAGCGACGAAATAACAGAAGCTATGGATAGGGTACAGAAAACATCAAAGATATCTCTAAGAGCATTAGAGAACCATAAAGAGGCTAATGAACACTTAGAAGAGTTGTTGGATAGTAAGGCGTGGAAAGAATTACGAGAAAACAATGTCATAGAGGCGGTTAGTAGGCTAAACAAGGAGGAGGCGTTACCGATCAATAAGATTAGATAGAGGTACAACCTTTTACCAATTAACGAATCCTAGCAATAAATGAAATTACACATATTCCATAGCTATAAAGACGTAGGACAAAAGTTCATATCATCTTACTTCCCTTACTTCTTTGATCCACAAGGAAATGATGTAGAATATGGTGTAACACAGAACATGGAATGCAAAAAGTGCGGAAAACACAAACACTATACTTTGAAAATAAGAGGTAAGAAAGAGCACTTAACACCTGATGTAGTAGCAAACATATATAACATTGAATTATGAGTAAAGAAACATTAATTAACGAAACTAAATAACTATGGGAGAAGCAAAAGAAGGAGACAAAAGACTAGGTAATAAGTTTGCTTTAGGGTTAACCACAAATGGACAGCCTCCTGTATACAAAACACCTGAAGAAATGACTATCAAAATAGAGGAATATTTCGCCATTCTATTAGATGACGAAGAGAAAGAATACGAAACAAGACCAACTATGACTGGAATGGCTCTGTACTTAGGTTTCAGCTCCCGTCAAAGCATGTATGATTACGCAAAAAAGAAAGATTTCTCTTACATTGTATCGCGCAGTCAGCAAGTTATAGCTATGTCTTACGAGGAAATGCTATTAACAAAAGTAAGTGCAGGGGCTATATTTGCATTGAAAAATATGGGGTGGGATGATAAGACAGTTATCGAGCAAACAAACATTGAACCACCTAAGATTGAGTTTACAGATGAAGATGAAGAAAATTAACACTAGGATTACAATAGTACTAAATAGGTGGATAAAGCAATGTGCATCTATCATAGACAGTAAACAATGAAAACTATAAAGGCGGAATTTACGATACTAGGAATACAACAATGAAGATAAGCCGTAAATACAAACCACTATTTGAAGTTGTCCAAGGCAAGCACCCTCAAGTCGACACAATAGTACTTACTGGCGGTAGGGATTCAGGTAAATCATTTGTTGCTTCATTAGCTGTTTGTGATGCAGCGGCCAATTATAATCACAGAGCATTATACACGCGTTACACATTAACTTCTGCAAAGGATTCTATTATACCTGATTTCAACGAGAAGATAACAATGCTAGGTTATGAGGATTACTTTCACATAACAAATGACAGGGTTCAATGTGTTCACAATAGAGGCAAGGTAGTATTCAAAGGATTCAAAACAAGTCAAGGAAACCAAACGGCAAATCTTAAGTCGTTAAAGGATTTCTCAATGTTAGTATGTGAGGAAATGGAAGAGTACCCATCATACGACGAATGGGATAAGGTGCAATTATCAATACGTGCCACAGACGTTCAGTCATTAAACATAGGAATACTCAACCCAACAACAAAGAAGCATTGGGTATACCGTGAGTTCTTCGAGAATAAAGGAGTTAAGGGAGGGTTCAACGGGATCAAAGGAAACATACTATACATTCACACAACTTATTTAGATTTAGGTAAGGAGTTTATAGCCCCTAAGAACTGGAGGAAATACGAGGCTGCAAGATTGATATTTGAGAAGTTAGACAAGCTAAGTACTAAGGATAGGTTGTTATCAGACAGGAAAGAACTTAAGATTTACAAATACTATAAATATACTGTTCTAGGTGGTTGGATGGAAACAGCAGCGGGTGTAATATTTGAAGACTACGACACTTACGATGAGCTTCCAGAAGATGTTGAGAGTAAGTTATGGGGGTTAGATTTTGGCTACTCAAAAGACCCTACAGCATTTGGAGAGGTAAACGTAGCGCCAGATGATCTTTATCTTAAGCAACACATATATGAAACAGGGCTATTAAATAACGACCTAGCAGACAGGATTAACATGATACTAGGAGATGAGGAAACCTACATCATTGCAGATCATGCTAGACCTGACTTAATAGATGATTTAAATAGAATTGTAGGTGAGAAAGGCTACAACTTTGTAGTGCTTCCTTGTGATAAAGGCCCAGGTTCTGTACGTGATGGATTAGAGAAGATGAAAGACAAGAATATCCACATACACAAAGACTCTAAGGACTTTTTAGACGAGGCTAACCACTATCATCAAATAGAAGTTATAAACTCTAAAGGCGAGACTGTGTATCATATTGTAGATAAGGACAATCACCTTTTCGATCAGGCACGCTATTCGTATTGTAAGTTCTATTAACACTTGCATATCAAATATATTTTACTAACTTAGCGTTATCAAAAGTGAACTAGGGAATCACAAGAAATTTAGAATTGATAGTATCTCGCATTAGAAAGCCTTCCCCTAGTTGGCGTCTAATGTGGGGCTATCATATGTAAAAACAATTATATTATGGATTATAAGCAAAAGCAAAGACACTTTAAGAATCTATCAAATCGAGTAACTAATATTTGGACAAGAACTGAAATGGTTGGACTTCGACAGGTGGGAGTTCCTTATGTAAAAGCAGTACACGGGTTGATCGGAAGTGACAAGGTAAGAGCAGAAAAAAGAGCTAACGAACTAAGTAAGCGTAGAGCATAAAACAAACCACCCCCATCGTCTATGTACTTTGGGGGTTAACAATTAAGATTATGACAAAGGACGAAATACAGAGTAGAGAACAAGACAAGCTGAGTAAGTTTAAGATCAATTATTATTACTTAGCTACAGGCATGGAGGGTATTGCAGACACATATCCAGAGAAGATAATAGAAGCTAAGACTAAAGACATGGCTGTTTATATTTACCTATTAATGTTCATGGCTGAGACTGATACTAAAATAATAGAAGTCGATAAATCTAATGGAAGCAATGGTTATTCTTTTACTTCATTTAGTGAGTTTGTAGAGGTTAACGAATGTCACAAGTATTGGGGGGTGTCAGTAGATAAATTAACAAATTAAGATTATGAAAGAGATTTTAGCAGTAGTAGCAGTAGGTGTATTGATAGCATTATTTGTATCGTTTTCAAGTAGTGACAGTAAACAAATGCAAGAACACTTAGGAGAGACGGTAATAATAGATGGCGACACATCAACAGTAGTAGATTATAGCACATGGTCAAACACCTACACTTTAGGTAACGGTAAGACTATATCAGAAGAGCTAATTAAA